ATCATGTTCCCAGTCCATCATGCGGACCTGTTCAGTCTTTTTTTCCGTATATCTGTTTCCACAGTCTATAAACCATGCCGCCTGTCTGTATGCCTCTTCGTAATCTGTTACAGGTATACCTTCAAAATCATAATATATTATTTTAAGACATATATAGCATTTTTCCTGTCCAGTAAGGCCGGTATCATTTAAAGCCTGTATAATTTTCAATATATCCCTGTAATCGGTTCTTATCCTGTACGATATACCATTAACTTTAAGTTTTTTCGGTAATCCATTCATGCTTATACTCCGTGAAATTTATTATAATTCCTGTTCTTGTTGTACTTTTTGCTGTAACTGCGGCGTTGATGTCTGTTTTCATAGCCTTCTGTATACTGCTTTACTTTCAAATTTACATTATCAAAGCTCTCACCACATTCAGCCCCGATTAAACTTCCAATCTTCTCAATTATTTCTTCACAGAGAAGCCTTTTTTCTTTTCCGACAATGCACAATGGAGACTGTCCATAAAACAGAACATCATATACATCTGCATTAAAAAGATAGTTAAGCTGTTCCCTTAGAGCATTATCGAACGCCCCAAGCTGTTCTGTTACAATATCAACATTTTCTGCTGCCGTTCCGTCGGGATTAATTTTTG